TCGGATTGCTCCACGTAAATGTGATGCTGTTGATTCCGCCCTCTGCATCTAAATCACCAGGCAGTGCTGGCGGCGTTACGTCGCCATCAAGGGAAAAATTCAGCTCCAAGAAGGCGCTACGGACGCCCAGCGTGTTAATCGAGCGCACACGGAAGTTATAAGTGATTTCACTGCCAGGCGTCTGGTTCACCTCGAGATTGAAGATGTCGATCTCTGTTTCTTCTGTGCGTGCGTTGTTCTCATATACGCTGTCAGTGCTCTTTTTCCACTGCACCTCGTATTCACTCACGAACGCGTCGTCAGCTTCTGCCCAGTCCAAAGTAATGGCTGACTGGTACGCTCCATCAGGCCCGAGGATGACACGCTCCGTGGCCGTTATAGGAGCTTGTGGAGCGCCTACGTCAAACGGGTCGGGCAGTGTCGTGTCCTGATTGTCGCTGTCCTCATCACCCTGGGCAAAGGGATAGATCGATCCGTTGTACTCCAGGAGCGACAGACTCACCTCACCATTGTCCAGCAGCTGAGTGCCGACCACTCTCATGTCTTGAATCGCGGCGCCCGTCCAGCCCAGGCTTGGATGCTCCAGGCTTACGACATCACCGATTGCAATATCCATGGCCTCTGATGTGGCCTTGAGTGCTACGGCGTTGACGTTCTTGCGACTCGCCAGGCATACGATCCGAGCAATGTCTCGCGCCTGGTATATATTCGTGATGGTATTGAGCTGCATCTCTTTGACCAGCTCCTCACCATTGTCCTCCGATAGGAATGTCGTCTCATCAGAGCTGCCCGCTTTGGGGAATGTCACAGAGTCCAGCTGCCAGTTTGCGTCGGGATTGGGGAACTTAGCGATTACCCTGTTGAACCGCTTGCCCTTGCCCGCATTTTGAACCGTGATATCTGAGGTGATGTTGTCCGGGTTTAGGTCAAACGAGCTTGTAGTCGCCTTATCCACGATTAGACCGTACTGGCCCTCACTGTATGGCATGAGGCCGCGCATACCCTGGAGCAGCTCTTTGACGTTGTTGAATATGGTCTTGCCAGTATCAAGTCTCGCATTGCATTCCAGGAGCTTTATGTCCGAACCGCCACTGTACGGCGTCACCTCTGTATTATCGTAATAGGTAGCGGCATCACCGAACATCGTGTCGTTAATTACTGACGACGGCAGGCCCTTTCCGTATCGAGTGTTCGTTAAATAATCACGAAGGCAGAGCGCCGGGTTTGTCGAATATGCAGTAACGCCAGTGCGTGGGTCATAGACTTTTTTGCCCCTGATGACGCATTGAATCTCTGGTATGCCGCCAAACACATCCGCATCGTATTTGATTCTGATTGCCAGATACGCGACACCTTTTAGTCGGTGATTGGTTCCCCAGGTGTCATCAGCGCCAGACAGGATACTCGCGTACTGCTGGCCGTCGGTTCCTAGCTTCTTAGTGATCGACAGAAGGCCGCTGTAATCCGAGTGCGTTGATATCTTGTCATTGATATAAACCTCATCGATCGCCTGAATCTCGCCCTCGCAGAGCACAAGCGCGATATGGAGGTATTCATTCTTTTTGCCTCCGCCTGTCGAGACAAATACTCTAACCCCTCCGACCTTACGCTTGCCATAAACGACAGGAATGGGATCAATGTTTGATTGCTTATTGACCAGTGCACCACGAGCCTGGTCCTCCATGTCGTCAAAGTCTGCGCCGACGAGGAAGCCAATAATATCGCCGAGAAGGCCTGTAAATGCTTTTACAATGCTGCTCAAAAAGCCCATTACTTTCGTCCCCACTTCAGATCGCGGACAGTATTTGCCGCATACTCAAAGCCAACATCGAGAGGTGTGCTAGGAAAAAAGAATTGCTGCGAGTTGTTGTTTGTCAGTCTCCCGGCCTTCTTCTCAAAGTCAGCCCAGTGACTAGCGACCTCCAGGGTCACCTCAGAGCTGCGATCACTCTCTTTGACCTCAAATCGGGTCAGGCGACCATCAAACAAAACCATAGGAGCGCCGACAATGCTTCCGGCACTCATCGCCGCCCTGTAAATCAGAACCTGCCTGTTCACAAAATCATTCTGCAAGAAGGCCGCTATATACGTCTGCTCCACACCTGAGAGCGTCACATTCAACGTATTAACGCGCAGATCACGGGACTCCCTGGGCGACCCAATCGAGACCAAATGATCGCTGGTGTTGTATGTATCCCCGCCATAACTGACGCTGTGGAAGTAGTCAGTCAGATATATGCCCGTCCCGATATCGATGAAAATCAAGGTGCATAGATCAAAGCCGTCTTTCGCAAGCTCAGTTTTTAGCGTTTCGTTAAGATTCCGAGGCATCAGAGCACCTCAATAAGATCAACTTCAAAGTTGTATCTGTCAAAGCCCGAGAGCGACCATTCCTGGATATCGTTCTCTAGCCGTACGGTAAACGGTACGCTGTTGTAAGTGATTGCCTCGTTATTCCCCACGGTTTCAACCAGGCCGGGTTGTATATTCAAAGTCCCCGCGCCAGATTGATCAGACGTCACCATGTAAACCTTGTCATGGTTCCCAAACTTCACAAAGTCGCCCGCCTTGATTACCCCTGAAAAGCCGTCGACCGTTATCGTTGAGTCGCCTGCTGCATGGCTTCCGTTTGTTCTCATCGTGCCGACAGCACCACCTGACGAGCTAGAAACGACCGGAGGGATGATGGTGAACTCCTCGACGCCGCCCTTCTGAGCCATCACAAACGCAAACACGGGCGCAAACTCCGACCGCTTCAGATCGTTATATCGCCCTTTAATAGCCCATCTCTGAGCCCCTAGAGAGCGCACCTGTGTCCTGCCGCTTCGGGTTTCTGTTCTCAGATTTGCGTGTCGAGACGTAATCTCAACGCTTGAGAATTCTGGGTCAGTTGGATAGCTCATGCGATCGCCGCCTTACCTTGATCATTCAGGGCTTCATTGATGACATTGATGATTAAACCTCGACGCTGCACCAGTAGCTCATCAAATCCCTGGGTGTCGTTTGCCTGTATGTTAAACGATACATTTGCTGTTTTGTTGACCACCTGGCTGCTTTGATTGTTTCGGATAGCCTCGTTTGGAGTTATGGAGCCGCCCGTATTCCCCATCGTCAGCACTTCAGGGCCACGCTCTCCGACCATATATGACTCGCCAGGGCGTACCTGACCGCCTAAAGCGCGTCCTGTGAGCGATTGCGTCGCATACTGTGCCCCAGTAGCCAGGATGGCAGCCGCCGCAGCAGCGCCCAATGCGGGCCCGATGAAGGGTATGCCAGCGAGTGACTTGTATGCGGACATCGCAGCGCTGTATGCGTCAGACATGATTTTCTTGGCGTTCTCGCGCTTCTCCGCGTTTGCCAGGTTGACGCCGATGCGTAGTGCCGCCTTCGACTTCTTGTCCTTGTGATCGAATAGGAGATTCTCCATATTAATCAGGGCGTCAGTCAGCTCGAGTGATCCTTGGCCTCGATCTGTCGCTTCCTTCGCTGAGATTTCAGCACGACGTGCAGCCCCGTGTTCCGCGATCTCAGTGACTGCAGCCTGGTATTCTTCCTCTGCGAGCTTTCCAGCCTCGAGCCTTTCCTTGAGTATTTCAAGCTGCCGCTCCTCCTTTCTCTCAAGTGCTTCCAGTTCAGTGTCATTCAAGGCCATAATCTGCTCAAGCACCTTGGCCGCTTCCGCCGCTTTCTTGCTCTCGTCCTTTTGCTCGGCCTTGGCTTTCTCTTCGATCGCCGCTGTAGCCGCCTCTGCAGCCTGGGCCTCGTCATATAGAGCGCCAGCTCGTTGAGCCAGAGCGGCAATCTTCTCAGGAGCCAGCCCCTCGGCTTCGGCCTGCCTGACTACCGAGAGAATGGCGAGAGCGCGGCCTGTGAGGCCCGCTGTAGCCGCTTCTTCTTCCATGGCGGCAATCATGCCCTGGGCTGAGTTTGCGTACTCTGAGCTTGATTCTGATGCCTCCTGGATAGCGCCTGGTATATCAGCCAGGGCTTTTGATAGGAATTCGGCCTGCTCCTCAGCGGTCTTCATAGTCATCGCCGCCTGGAGCACAGGCAGAGCCATCTGGGCGAACTTGTCTGTAACGCCGTCGACCTGCAATAACTCATTGATCATTGACGTGACAGACGCAGCTGCGCCCTCATTGCCAGCCGCCATCGCGTCGATTGCCTTGCGTAGATCATCAGCTTGCTGTGTGGATATGCCCATTTCTTCGGCATATGCTCTCAGGCGAGTTTCGTTACCCCTCGCCATGTTTCCCGCTGTCAGGTGTGTGACGCTCAGCTCGTCCAGGCTGTCGATCATCAGCTGTTGAGCGGCTGTCGCATTTTGCATGGCCTCGACATACTTCACTCGAAGCTCGATCTCCGCCAGGTTACGACTGGTTTTTGCAAGTCTCAGGAATGAGTCACTGAGCTTCATCGCGCCAGTAGCCGCATCCTCGGACATGATTTTGCCGATATCCGTGAGGGATTCCTCGAGATCGTCGGCTGATTTCTCAGCACCCATGAGGGCGGGGATTAATACACTGCCGACCGCTGCACCAATACCGACAATCGCACCAAGTAAGGGCACTCCCAGGACAAATCCTAAGTCAGCAGCCTGGACGCCGACCGCTCTCATGGGATTCTGACCAGCGGCAATCTGACCAGCCAGCTGCTCGAACTGAATGCCAGCCATGCCCGCTTTTCGACCCATATCCCCTAATCGGTTTCCGCTATCGTTTGCGGCGTCTGGCAGCCCTTTAGGAATGGCGTCACTTGCGGCTTCGGGTAGCCGCTGCAGTGGGGGCAGAGCGTCTTTTGCTGCCTCCTCGATGTCCTCGATTGCCTCCTCGACAGCAGCGGCTGATTGGCTGAACTTATCCAGGTCCGCCTTGCCTTTTTTGACACCTGCCGTGTCGACTTTTAGCGTTAATGATCCGACTTCAGTGGCCATACGGGCGGCGCTCCTCGATATTTACTCAGCGTTATGATCGCGCTGACTTCCCAAGGGTCCAATTTTACACCCGTGAGCTGCTCATATGCTGCTATTTCCACATATGAGTGAGTCGGCATCGACGTGTACGCTTTCCACGCATCGTCGTGATCTGCGCTCAATTTTGGTGCTGATAGGAGGTCTGGCGGCGTGACGCCCGTCGTTTTCTCAACCTGCTTCAGCGTTTCAAATCGGCTGATGTCAGAGCCATCAGGGGTGCTGTGTATCCACATACACCACCGACCAAACGCCACAAACTCGTCGGTCAGCCGCTTATAAAATTTTCGCCATTGCCCAGGAACTCGAGAAGCTGTGTGACTACGCCAGGAGCGTCCTGGTAAAGATCGCGGGCGTTCTTTTTGCTGAACTCATATTCCTCGCCATCCTTAACAATGCCGCGCCAATCCAGAGTGACAGAGACCAGGGCATCGACATCCATCTTATCGAAATCAAGACTATCCTCTTTGCCCTGGCTTTTCGCCTTCAGTATCTGAGACGTCTGTGACTTCTTGGCAGCCCTCCACTCGCGGGAGTCGGCACCCATGATCGTGATAAACACGTCTGTGGCCTCTCCGTTGAGTGGGTTTGTGATGTTGCACTCAGCACCCTGGGCGTGAGCCTGGGCTGTAGCTAACTCTGCAAAGTCCATTAGGCGTCAGAGCGTGTGATTTTAATCTGTGAGTCGTCTGAGCTGTCGTACAGAGCCACAAAGTCCATCGCAATAGTCACCGCACCCTCGCCTGATACGTCAGGCTGGCCGCTGTTGTACTTCACATTCGAGAAATCAAACTCGTAGCTGTTGCCGTCTAGGTCAGTCAGCGTCAGCGTTATGCTCGATGTGGTCTCGTTTAGGAATTTCTCATATAGAGTTTTGCTCGCGAAGTACGTGGTGAGCGTACCAGTCACTCGAGATCGACCGATCGATGGGCGATTAGTGGTCTGGCTACCTACCGAGAACAATGGCTCAATGCCGTTCTCCAGGGTGAACTCGACAGATGTGACGGTTGCGATTGAGCTGCCGCCCTCTGAGATTGAGCCCGTAAACGAATCGAATGGGACCATGCCAGCGTCAGCTCCGAATGTTGAGCCAGTGATCGCTGATGTGGCGAGGGTAAGATCCTTGCCCACGACGCCGAACGTGCATCCGACCATCGCATTGGGAGATACCGATAGCGCCATTGAGTTGATCTCGCAGCCCTTGTACGTGTGGAACTCAGGCGTGGCCAGGTCGCCAAACTTGCGCTGAATCGTGAAAGATCGGCGAGTTGTGCCCGCTTTGAGGACGTCTGTTGCCCAAGAGCCACAAAGTGCGGCCTCGATCAGATCGTCGAAGGATTCATACTCCAGCTCACAGCTGATCTCACCGCCGACGGTTTTATTCCCGTGACGGAAGTCCTCGACCATGCGATCGCCTCTCAGCTTCTCGCTCTCGACCGCATCCTT